CGTCGAGCGGGATCCGGGCCCGCCGCGAATACTTGTCGGTCAACTCGACCAGCGCACCGATGCGCTCCAGGCCCACCCGGCCGGTTGCCGACAGCGCTTCGGCCGTGTCCCTGGCGGCGCCCAGCGTCATCCGGCTGGACTTGGTCGCCCGTTCCGACACCAGCTCCAGCTCGCCCGCGGTGGCGCCGGAGGCCCGTCCCAGGCCCTCCACGGACCCTTGCAGTTTGACATTGGCTTCGTAGTTCGAGCGCACCACATAGGCGACGCCCAGCCCGACGCCGGCCAGGGCGCCGGTCGCCATCACCGCCATGCCGATGTCGGAGGTCAAAACGCCGCCGAGCGCCCGCAACGCGGCCGACGCGCCGCCTTCGCCCGCTGTGGCCTTGGTGAGCCCCCGGAGCGCCGCCGACAGCTGCTCGATCGAGAACGTGCCGGTGACGGTGCCGCGCGCCAAGTGCAGAAGACCGGCGGCCATCTCGCGCCCGCGGGCCGCGTTTTCGCCCTCAGCGCCGCTGAGACTGGCAAGCGACTTTTTGGTTTCCTCGAACGCTTTGCGGTCGCGTTCGAGCAGTGCCGTCCGCTCCTCGGCCTTCAGGTCGCCGCTGGCGACCAGCTCGTCGTACTCGGCCTTCTTCTTGTTCAACTCGTCCTGTGCCGCGCCGAGCGGATCGAGTTCGGCTTTCAGCGCTTTGGCCCTGGCGGCATAGTCCTGGAACACCTTCGCCGAAGCCGCCGCCGCGCCGGGCACATAGGTGCCGATCCCGAACGCGCGGTCGAGGCCGCGTTGCGTGGCGATCGACATCTCCGCCCGCTTCTGCGCGGCGACGATGGAGTCCTGTTCCGATTTCCAGCGTTCGATCTGCTTGGTGGTCGCGTCGCTGGTCGTGGTCGGGCCGGAGTCCGCCAGCGTGGCAGCAGCGTCCTTCGTCGATTTGTGGAAGGCATCCACCGCGGCGGACGCGCCGACGAAACCCTTCTCGACGCGCGCGCCGGCGTCTTCGCCCTTCTGGGCGATTTCGTCGAGGCCGCCCACAATCTCGGCCTTGCCGTCGATACCGATGCGAACGGCATATTGGCGAATGGTCATGGAGTTGCCTTCTGGCGCAGATACCGGATCAACACGGCCTCGACTTCGGAAAGGACTTCCGCCACCAGCGTCACCGGCCCGCCGAGCGCGGCGGTGAACGCAAGCACGGCACCGAAGTCGAGCCCGTAGGCGCCGCCGCTGACGCTGGCGCCCGTTTCTCCGTCGCCGGATACGATGGTGCTAAACCGCAACTGGGCGGTGATGCGCTTCAAGATCGCCCAGGCCGCCTTGCCCTCGGGCGTGCGCGGTGCGCTTACGACGTAAGGGCAGTCCGGGCAGCGCTGACCCCGCGAGCGTTCGCACGCTTCGCAGTAGTCTTCGCCCTCTTCGAAGTGGTGCTTCGCGAGGGCGATGATGCGTTTTTTTCCGCTTCCCGCGTCAGCACCGGCGAGACGTATTTGAGGTCGATGAAGTCATAGACCGCCTGATTGCGCATCGCGGCGCGCACCGATTTCTCGGACACGGGGAGCGGCTGCTTGTCGGCGCCGCAAATGCCCTCCCACTCGACGATGCCGGCCACGGCGAGGAAGGTGGTGAACTCCACCTCCCCCGCCGCGCCGATTTCGGGATGCTCGCGCAGCAGCGCTATCGCTTCCGCATCGTCCTCGGCCAGCACCAGGCCGAGTTCGCGGATCTTGTTCTGCCGCGCCGCTACGGCCGCATCGCGCGCCGCCAGGCGCATGGCCGGCTCGATCGGCCGTACCAGCACCTTGAAGCCGGGGATCGGCAGCAGCGGCGTCGTCAGTTCGGAGGCGTCGAGCCATTTCGGCTGCGGCGCGTCGAGAGATACTTCCAACATGGCTCCTCCTACGCGTAGCTGGCGACGTCGTTCCACACCGTGACGGTGCAGGCCCGGCCGGCCGTCGCGTTCTTGGCGGCTTGCCAGTCGTAGGTTTCCTGGATTCCGCCGGGTCCGTTGCGGCTCATCTTCGGCCGCGGCAGGTAGACTTCGTGGAATGTCAGATACAGCCGCGCGGAGAGCGACAGTTTCCAGGCATAAGTGAGGTCGATCGGCAGGCCCGAGCGCGCCTGATCGCGGTTCGCCGTGCTCTTGAACCGGATGATCGCCTGACCGCTGTAGGCGGCCGGCCCCGGATCGGCACCGTCGATGCGCCCGTCTTCGCGGATGTTCTCGGCCTTGTCGTAGCCGTTGGAGATGGTGCAGTTGCCCGACACCAGTTCGCCGAGCGGCACGCCCGAGCGCGACACCGACCCCACCGCCTGCAGAAGACGCTGGAACGCGTACGACGTCGGCGTACCCGCTGCCGTGGCGGCCGCTGTCGGCGCCTCGCCTTGCGCGATATAGGTGATCACGGCCTTCAACAGGCCCGACCGCTGCACCGTGATCGCGATCTTGTCCGACACCACGCCGTAATTCATCATATAGGCGGGCACTTCCGGATTGCCGATTTCGATCGAGGCGGACGGCAGGGTCAACGCGCCCGACGCGAACACATGCTTGTAGGCGCCCGTGGCGGCGCCGCCGGTGAGCGTGGCACCGGATGCCGTCGCGTTGCTTCCCGAACCCGCCACGATCGTGAAGGCGTTACCGCCCACGCCCTGGGTATCATGCTCGATCAGGATCTTCGTTCCCGTGGCGTCGAGCGCATACGTCGCCGGGCTGATGTTGGCGTCGGCCGAGGCGTTCAGCGCCAGCACCGCGCTCGTCAGCGTATCGGCCAGCGTGGTGCCGATCTTCACCTGCCCCGCGGCCGGCGTCGCCGACACGAACGTCAGGTCCGTGCCGTTGACGGTGAGCTTGCTGTTGTTGCCCGGCTGCGCGCTGAACGTATAGCTGCCAATCGCCGGCAGGCCGGCCGTCGTCGTCGGCGCGCCGAAATGCAGCTTCAGCCACAAGGCGAAATAGCGGGCGTCGATCGGCACGTTGATGGTGCCTTCGTCCTTGATGACGTCGAGCGCCGGCGCCATCGGGTCGCGGCCCTGGCCGAGTTCGTCCGCCGCGATCAAGCCCTGCTCTTCGCCGAGATCGTCGCCCGAGTTCGGCATCTGGTAAAAGCCGCTCGCGGGCACGGCTCCGTAAGCAGGTTCGAAAGCAAGCGCCATTTTGGCGTTGGCGCCGCGTGCACGACCACCCATGTCAGTCTCCATTTGTCAGAGGTTCAAGCGCCGAGCCGGCGCGCCAGTATGTTCGGTACTTCGTTGGCCCAATGGTCAGTCGCCTGGGCGACGTTGAGCACTTTCCGCAGATGCACTTCGGGAATGAGGGTTCCGAGAAACTTCAGGTGGGCCGGATCGGTCGTCGTCTGTGGCATCGGCTTTGCCATCGACGTGCGCCGCCATTGCCTCATGCGCCTATTCAGGCGAATGTCGAAAAACGCGTAGATTACGTTCAAACCGGTGTGGGTCGGACGGTCCAACCTGATCGATGGATATGCCTTGACCGATTTAGGAACCGTCGCCGCCGGGATGAACACGATCTTCTGACCGTTGGTCCCGAACTTCTGCACGATCTCGGTCAGCGTCATGTAGCCGCCTTGCCCGCGGCTGCCTTTGAACCGCGGCACGCGGTACGAATTCCACGCCGGGATGAACAGGAACTTCCCCTTGATCGGCCGGATCGTTGCGCCCCGTTCGAAGGCGTCGATGATCTCCGGCGCGTTCGAATTGACGAACGCCGCGGCCGACAGGCTGACCTTGTCGCCGAGCGGAAACCGCGTTCCCCGCCACGTGTTGGCGAGCCGCTGTCCCATTCCCGCGTCGATCACCTGCCGCCTGAGTTCGGCTTTCAGGCCGTCGGCGACCTCGTTCATGGTGTCGGTGACGATCCGCGCGAGATCGTCCCGGATGGCATTGGTTTGCTCGCTCATCCGCCCGACGCGGCGTGCGGACATTCCCGGCATCAGCCGGCGCCGCTTGCGGTGACGTACGACAGCGTCACCGTCAGCTTTGCCGAATACTCGGTCTCGACGCCGTCCATCGCATAGTCGTCGGCGGTCCACCCGGTTTCCAGGCTGGCGAAATCGACGGCGCCGCCCAATGTCGGATCGGCCGCCAGTGCCGGCGGAAACAGGTCGATGATGGCCTTCACCGTGGCGCGCCGATTGTCGCCTTTGGCCGTGATCTCGAACGGCACGGTATGCTCCCAGGCATAGCAGCGGGGCGACAGAATGACTTCCGGCTCGCCGGGGTCGCCGTCGCTCATGATCACGACGCCGGCCGTCGTCGCGTCCACGTCGCCGCCGCGGAAAAGCTTCTTGTTCGCTGCCGTGAGAGCCGCCCCCACGACGGCTTCGAGGGCGTCAAGGGCGCCGTTGCGTGTATGCATCAGACCGGGTCCCCGCATTCGAGCGTCCACACCAGGCGGTACGGATCGTCGATGGCGTGGTAGGCGTCGCGAATCGGCAGCGTCTCGCCTTCGAACACGACGGCGCTCGCCGCGCCGATCTCGGCCACTTCGGACGTCCGCAGTTTGAACAGCCGGCGCATGTCGCGCGCCTTGGCCGTGGAAATCTGAAGGTCAACGTCGGGCATGGCGACCAGGACGGTGACATCCTTCGCCACGCCCGCCGCGACGAATTGGGCCGCAAAGCCGTGCGTCCGGAACCCCACATCGACACTGCGTTGTGCGATCGAGATTCCGGACATGGCCTGCGCCTTACTGCTTGGTGACTTTGACCAGCAGCGCCGGCCGCTTGCACAGCGCGAGCGGATTGGACTCGCTGTACAGCTCGATGCCCTTGCCGTGATCAAGGATCTTCTGCGAGATGAACACCTCGGCATCCGGCGGCATGTTCGCGGTGGCGATCGTATCCGCTGGCGCGAAGCTGGTTTCGAACGTGGTCATCGTGCCTTGCGGATAGGCGTGACCGCAGCCGGCGGCGATGAACTTGTGCGCACCGCCCTTCGGATCGGACGCCGTCGCCCGGTATTCCTCGAAGATGCAACCTCCGAAGGTGAAGCCCTTGCGCGGGTCCTGCTGGGTCAGGGCCGCCGCGCCTTCCCAGTTCTTGTAGTAATCGACCACGTTCTTGTGGCCAACCAGCGCGTCCATGAACTCGGTATCGACCAGAACGCGCGGCGCGCCCGACATCACTTCGCCCGTGAGATTGTCTTCCATGTAGCCGGTGAGCGCGCGGCATTTGGCGAGCACATCGGTATTCTCGCTGTTGAGTTGGAAGTTGATCACCTTCGGCGTGATGCCGAACGCGGTATAGAGGTTATGGATGGGCTGGCCGTAGGCATCGAGGATGATGCCCTTCAACGCACCCATGCGGAACCATTCCAAGGTGATCGCGTGCTTGTTGCGGATCGCAAACAGCTTGTCGTTGAGAACGTCCTGCAGCGTCTTCGGCATGTTGGTGCCGGGGCGCTTCTTATTCTGGATATCGGCCGGCGTGACGTAGCCGTAATGCGGGATGTGCGGAACGTCGAAGAAGATCGCTTTGTCGCTCGGAGGCGGCAGATCGACCGTTCCCGGACCGCCGCGCGGCGCGACCGGCAAGAGGTTCAGCACGCCTTCGGTGATGTCGATGCGCACCGTGGTGGTGCCGATGTAGTTCGGCGTCCCGAACACGTTCAGTTCGCGAATGCGGCCGTAGTTGTTGGGGATGATGTTGACGGCAGTGGTCACGTCGGCATTGGTGAACGGCCACGTGAAATCGAGTTGGTTCGGATCCATGTCCTGATGTCCCTAGAAAGAGGAAGGGCGCCGGATCGCGGCGCCCGAGAGGTGTGTGGGTGCGGTGTCAGGCGCCTTCGCGCGGGATCGCCATCCGGCCCTTGAGGGTGGCGATAGCGGCATCCTTGGCCGCGGCCGAGATGCCGTCGGGCCAGATCACGCCGGTGTCGATGTAGATGAAGTCCCGCACGTCGGCCACGCCGTCCGCGTCGACGCCGTCCGGCGCGACCACGGTGTCGTACAGAACGCCGTAGACGTTCTGCTCGCCGTGGGTCCCGGCGGGATCGAGCATCACCACCTTGCCGTACGAGGCGGCAATGGTGATGACGCGGCTGTCGCCGACCGCGACGTCGGTCGTTCCGTCGGCCCAGGTGAAGTTGACGTGCGACGAGGCAAAGGCCGTACCCAGCACGCCGGTGCCGACCACGGCGCCGGAGGGGCTGGTGACCCGGAAGGCGGCCAGACCGTTGGCCGGAACCGCCGGCGCCACGGTGATCGGGATGTACGAGCCGACGGTAAAGTCGGTCGTGCCGTCGGCGACGCTGGCGATCTTGATGTCGCCGTCGAATGCACCCGCCACGGCCACGCGGCCGATCGTGAGCCCGTCCGGATCCTCGACCAGGAAGGTGCCGCCGTCCGTCGCCGGTTCGACGCAGACGAGGCGATACTGGCCGTCCTTGACGTTGGCGCCGAAAGCGGGGTTGGCGAGCGTCACGACGCCGTTGCCGGTGCCGACGATCGCGCCGACCGTCACCGAATGCGAGCCGCCGGTCACCTCGACGTGATAATCGCCGGACACCGCCGCGGCGCCGAGCGGGCTCGCCGCCATCGTCAGCTCGCCGTTGCCGGTGTGCTGGGCGCCGTTGGCCACGGTGACGTCGCCGAGCGTGATCATGCCGAGAACGGTGCCCGCCTTCAGAACGCGGGTGGTGCCGTTGCCGGCGAGCACAGTCACGGCCTCGCGCGACTTCATGGGATCGTCCGAAAAAAGCCAATTGGACGGCGTCGGAAACGCCGTCTTCTGCAGCGTGTTCATTGTTACCTGCCTTGTGGAGTTGCGAAGAGACGGCCTTCAGGCCTGCCGTCGGGAGGCCTTTGCGATTACTTCTGCGGGCGGTACTTCGCCTTCATGTAGGCGACGAGCGACTCGCCGGCGCTGTCCGCCTTGGGCGCATCGACGCCCGGCGACTTGTCCCGCTTGGCCATCAGCCGGTCGAGCGCATTCTCGGGCGCGCGTGTGCCGGCGGCGGCAACCATCGTCTGAAACTGTACGAGGGTCGCACCGCTCTGGATGGCGGCGAGCGCCATTTCGGGATGCGTCTTGGCTTCCGCGCTCGCGGCGATGCGCGAGGCTTCCGGCTCCGGCTTGTCCTCGTCTTCCGGCGTGTTCTCGTCTTCCGGGGGCGGCGGGTTTTCCGGGTTGGTCTCGTCGGCGGGCTTGTTCTTGTCGTCTTCCGGCGTCTGGATGTCTTCGGCGTGAGCGGCTCGCGCGGCCGCCCCGGCCCGTTTCAAATCGGCCATGCTGGCCTCCTTTTGAGTGGCGGCAACGCGCCCCGCACGCGCGCCTGTCCGATTGTTCGAAGCGGGGGAAACCTGTTCGCAGAGGGCCGCGAATGCGTCCTCCTCGGCGGCGATCTCGTCGATCAGTCCAAGCGCCAGGCCCGAGCGCGTTGCGTCGTCGTGGCGGCTGTAGAACGCCCGGCTGCGCAGCGCCGCGATCTTGTCGTACGTCAGGCCGGGACGGCCCGCCTCGACGTCGGCGGCGAAGAGCTGCACCACCTGATGCACCTCGGCCATCGCGTCGGCCGCGGCACTCGCGTCGACCGGCTTCCACGGCGCCAGGGCGGTCTTGTCCTCGAACTCGGCGAATTCGGTGATCCGAAGCCCGTCCTTCTCGTACGCCGCCGACCAGTCTTCATGGAGCTGGTAACAGCCGATCGAGCCGACATAGGCCATCTCCGGCGAGATGATCCGGTCGGCCTGGGAACCGATCCAATAGCCCGCGCTGCAGGCCATCTTGGCATAGACCCAAATCGGCTTGCCGCCGGCGGCCGCACGATTGTCGCGCATCCACTGCGCCAGCGTCATGATCTCGCCGGAGGCGATGCCGCCGGGGGTGTTCAGTTTCAGGAACACGCCTTGCACCCGCGGATCCGCAGCCGCCTCGCGCATGCCGAGCAGCAGCGTGTCGTAGCCGTGGAAGAACGAACCGCAGAACACGAAGCCTTCGTCGAGCAGCGGCGTGTCCACGCACATCAGCGCGACGCCGTCCTTCAGCGCCCAACCGAAGCCGGTGTCTTCCGGTTCGCCGATATAGCGGGGCTCGTAGATCAGGCCCTCGCCCAGCGGCACCTCGACGTACTCGCCGGCCTCGCCGTCCTCCATGACCCGCGGCCCGGTCAACTTTCCCAGCTTGCGCACCAAAGCCGCAAACCGGCCCGGCCGCTCGAACGCGCGCGCGTCCACGGCTTGGATGCGGTTGATCCAGTATTCGAGCGCGCCGCGCTCCATCAGCACCGGACGGCCCGTTTGCCGGGCCGCCAGTTGCGCCAGTCTACCGTGCATGATGTCTCCTATGGCCGCTCGTCGATGGCCCGGTTGTGTTCCGGCGAACGCGCCGTCGTGGCGACGCGCTGCAGGGCGCTCGGCTTGACAGCGGCCGGTGAACTGCGCCGCAGCGCCATCGCGACGGTTTCGAGAATGGCGGCCGCAGCGTTTTCCGGACGCGCGTCGGCCTGCCGGTCTTGTTCGGCCTGGTTGGCCACTTCGTCCGGCGCTGCCAGACGCAAGCCTGTGTCGATCTTGATCAGACCGCGTTCGACGCGCATGTCGCGTTCGATCGCCAACTGGTCCAAGGTTTCCTCGAGATCGCGGCTTTGGTCCGCGTTCTCGTCTTCCAGCGTCGACATCATCGACTCGACGCGGGCGTTTGCTGCGTCGATTTCCTTGGTCGGGTCGATGTAGCCGCGCGCCGGTCCGATCCACTTGGCCCGCGCGTAGAGCGCCCGCGCCTCGTAGAACGACGGAGCGCCTTTCGGAATCAGGTCCGGGTTGGCGGTGATGACTTCCTCAAGGAAGCAAAGATAGATCGGCTGTACCACATTGGCGGCAAAGTGGCCGCGGCGGGCGGTGTAGTGTTTCCACACTTCCGCCAGGGCGGCGCGGGCGCTCGAATAATTGGTCTTCGACCAATCCATCGCCACCTGTTCGTACGACTGCCCGGTCGCCGTCGCGATCGCGCGCAGCGTGAATTCCATGAACGCCGGGAATGTCGCGTTCGGGTGCGACTTCTGCGGAAACCGGATGTCCTCGTTGGGGAACAGGATCGGGATGTTCGTCCCGTTCACCTCGATATCGGACTCCTTGTGGAATTCCAGGCGCTGCTTCTGGTAATCGGAGAGCTGCTGTCCAGACAGCGCTTGCGCGACGCCTTCCGGATCTTCCGAAACGACGAAGTAAGCCTGGATCGCGTTGGCGATGGCCGCCTCGATTTCCGCCCGGTTGTAGACCGACGCGTTGCGGAAATGCTCCAGGATCGGCGCCAGCCACGACTCGCCGCGCGTCTGTCCCGCGCGCCGCGCCTCGAAGAAGTGGATGCATGCCGGACGGCCCCATTCGGTCTCCCGGTCGAAATACGTCCATTCGAGCGAGTCGAGCGCCGACAGTCCCACATCGGCTTCGTGCGCCTTGCGGATGTAGTACCCCATCGCCTCGCCGGTATCCCGGTTGCGCTTGACGCCCTGGCGCAAGTCCGCATCGTCGATCTTGCCGAACGGATTGCACAGGCGTTCGGGCTCGACGATCTGCACCGCCGTCTTGAACGGACCGCCGCGGTCGAGATAGCGCATCGCCACCAGCGTCTCGCCGTCGGCGATGAAGTGGCGGTACATCAGGCCGACGAGGCCTGGGAACCACGTTTGCCGGGCCGCATCGCAGAAGCGCAGCGGGTCCTCCGACCACGCGTGAAACTTGCCTTCGACCACCCGCGCAAACTCGGCCGCCCATTCCTTCGACAGCCCCAGCGCCTTGTAGTGCGGCTTGCACGACAGACGCCATTGCGCGCCGACCACGGAATCGACGTGCTTCTGCAGCGCGCCCGATGCCCAGCCGTCGTTGCGCACGATGTCGTGGATCCGGCCCGCGATGGTCCGGCGTTCCGCAAACATCGCCCGATCCTGCGAGACCAGCGGCGGGTACCAGCCCTGAAGTCCGCGCGAGCCGCTGCCGGCGGCGCGATAGAATTCCGCCCGCATCGGGTTGCCGAAGCGGTCGATCAATCCTTTGTGCGTCATCAGCAAGTTCCCCGATCGCTGTCGCAGTCGACAGAGCGATGGATTTCGAATTCGGTCGCCGGCAAGCGGCCAGCCACGCCTACAGGCCCGTCATGCCGTCGTAGGCACCCTTGAAGCGCGTACTGAACGCGCCCTTCTGCAGAGCGCCGTTGAGAGCGCGGTTGCCTGCAGCAATGTTTCCCAAATACGCCGCTCCGCTTGTTCCATTCCACGGATTGAGACTGGCGTTCTGTGTCCCTCCGTTGGCCTTTGCGGTGAAGCTCGACGCGTCCATGCCGAAAGCCGCCTTCACGGAACCGGCCGACGTTCCGCCCCCACCAATGATCGCATCAGCGTTGTTCGTGCCGTCGCTGATCCGGATCGAAGTCCCGGTCGCAAACGACATCGACGCGGAACCCACCTGAAGGATGCGCGGATACTGCCCACCGGCTACGCCGTTGGTCTGCCCGTAAAAGCTCTTTGACGCCAGCACTTGAGCCAGGAAAAGTCCGGTGAATTGTGCGATGTTGGAGTAGCGAGTTGCCGCGGCGCCCGAGACAGCGATCGTCGGCGTCATGTAGGCGCCTTCTTGAAGATCGTTCAGGAGGAAGCGAACCTTGCCCCCGGCGCTCACAGCAACGATGAACTGCCGGGTGGTGCCGCCCGGTGTGATATTCGCGGACGTGATGCGCGTGTAGGTCGGAGAGTTGATGTAGACAATGCCCTCGCCGCCGGACAGAGCCGCGCGAGCGACGGTAGAGTTCCCCGCCAACTTCATACTCACGAGCGATAGGCTGTGAAGGTTGGTGTTTCCCGTTGCGCCCCCAAGGGTGAGGTAGGCCGTTGCGGCTCCCGAAAGGTTGTCGATCTCGTAGACGCGGCCGTTGATCGCTCCGGATGACAGGGAATACGCGTACTCCGGAGTCGCTGCGAGCGCGGCGCTCTCGTCCAGGATCGCCCAACGAGTCGCGGTGTCGCCGCCACTGGCGACGATGTTCACCGCGGCGGCATTGAACCCGTTGCCGGTCGTCGGTGCGATCAGTGCCGGGGGTGCTGCGTTGTAGTTCGTGCACTTGTTCTGCCGCTGCTCGTACTCGAAGAACCCCGCATCCGTGATCGGCAGCACACCAGGGCCGAACTTCTGCCACACGCCCGCGGCGTTCGGCGCCCAGAAGTCGCCCGTACGGCTGGTCGTCAGGCACGCGGCGTCCGGCACATAACCGACGCCGCGCACCCAGAACCGCTGATTGATTGGGCGCGACATGTCGAATGCCGCGTCGGTCGCTGCAGGCGCCGGCACCCACGAGGGGACCGACGCACCGCAAAACCGCCTTGCCCCAGCGCGCCCGCCCATCAGTCGTAGTCCACGTCCAGGATCAGGTCGAAATTGTTCGCGACATTGCCGTCGTTCCAAGCCGACTGAATGACCGCGAGCGCGCGAATTCTCTGCTCCTCGGCGCCGGTGAGATCGAAGGGGACGAACTGCTCGCCAGTCAGAAGCCCGACCTTTTGGGTGCCGCTCATCCCCGTTACCGTCGCCGTGATGATCTGATTGTTGCCCTTGCGCCACGACGACTTGTTGAAGCTGAAGGTGCCGAGCCGCTTCAACTGATTGGCGCGGGCCTTGGCATTGTCCGCGAACGTGACGGCGGCGTTGTTGCCGGGATAGCTGCCGGCCGCAAACGGAACGGCGGTGAACGCCTCGTACAGCACCAGATCGAAGTCGAGGTTGTCGTAGACGAGCGTTCCGGATACCGGCGTAACGACGGCGCGGCATGCCGAGATGCGGCCCTTCGGCCGCGCCATCGTGAACGTGATCGGCACCACGGTATGCCCGGCCCCGCCCGTGTCGTTGCCGATCAGCGTGCCGGCGGTACGGGCGCCGGAAACGCCGGGGCTGACATACTCGGCCGACGTCACGCGGGCGGGATAGCCGCGCGCCATGATGATGCCGGCGCCGGACAGCAAGCCTTCCAGGTCCGTAACCGTCCCGTCCGGCTTGACCAGCGTCGACGCCACATGCTGGGCGTGATGGTCGGTGAAGGCGACGTGCAGCTTGGTGATGACCGACGTCGCCGTCAGCCGAAAGGTCTCGAACAGATTGTCCATGTCCCGTCTCCGGCGATCAGGTGCGAATGGAGCCGCGGCGTCCGCCGATGCCAAGCTGACGCTTCAGTTGATTGATGTAGAGTCTCAGGTCGCCCGTGTTGGCGGCGGTGAACGTGGTGCGAAAGCCGTTGTAGTCCGAGGCTTCTTCCTGGCTTCCCGTCAAAAGGCGGTGCAAGGCTTCCTCGGCTTCCGCAAGGCGCTTCTGCAAAAGAGCACGATCGGCATCGGTCATGACCGTCTCCTGTTGAGCTGCGCCAGCAGGCGGGCGGCTTCGACCTTTCGGGCCTGCGCCAACTCGTCGGCCGGAAGGGGCTTCGGCGCCCAAAGGCTGGCAAGATCCGGCTGGCCGGTTTCGTCTTCGCGGCCGCGTTCGCGCGCCACCGCAAGCCATTGCTCGGCGCCGTAGCGGTCGAGTTTCATCGAGTCCGCCATCGCGCGGGCATAACACCAGATGTCGAGCAGCTCGTTGCGGCGGTCAGGAACCCGGCGCCAGCCGCGCTGGGCTTCACCGCTTGCCTTCCGGATGGTGACCAGCGCTTCGGACGTAAGCTGCTCGCAGTGCACCTTCTCCATCGCCATCGGCAAATGCACGGTGCCGAACGGCCAGATACCGTCGTCGTCGGGACCGCTGATGGTGTTGCGCAGCCCGGCGTACAGCGTCGACTTCAGCGTCCAGTTGCCGAGCGGCCAGATCATGCATCCGGCCTTCTCGATCTTGCCGTCCACCTTCACGTCGACGCGGCGCGGCCGGCCGATGGACGGCAGCAGCGGGTTGTCGTCGCCGTGACCGTCGATGGCAAACACCCGCGGACGGCCGCGGCAGAAGCGTTTGACGCGCTCGGTCTTGAAACCGGTATCGACCGCGAACTGCTCGATCGGCCACACCCGGCCGTTGCTGTCGCGATAGCGCCGGGCGATCACCTCGTCGAGTTCCTTCCACGCCTTTTCGGTGTCGGGGCCGTACGGAATGATCCCGAAGTCGACAAACCAGCTCGACATGCCGACGCCCCACGCCAGCACCCCGTATTCGATACGGTCGCCCTGAACGTCGGCCGCGCCCGTCAGGACCAGCGCGCCAGGCGGCAGGAAGCCGAGCGGATAATCTTCGCGCCGGGCATAGAGCTTGTCGGAGTCCGGCGCCTCGCCCGATTCCTCCCAGGCCTCGGCCAGCACCTGCTGGCAGAACGTCTTCTCGGCTTCGGGCTTGCCTTTCGCCGCCAGATGTTTGGCGACGATCGCGTCCCAATCCTTGAGCGGCGAATAGGCCTGCCACAGCCAGAAACCGGGCTGGCGGCCGTGGCTCGGGCGGCGGGCAAACTCGGCGACCTCTTCCGGCGTCAGCACCTCGCCCGGTGCCGCGTCGTCGTCGCCCGCGGCCGGATAGGTCTTGAGCCAGCGGCCGCCGGCCAGCATCGCGGTCTTCTGCCAATGCTCGATCTTGCAGCCCTTGGCCGCGCATTTGTACGAGGCGCGATGCGGAGCGACGTCGCTTTCCCACTGCAGTTGCGAGAACTTCAGCACTTGGAACGCGCCGCAGGACGGGCATTGTACGTAGAACTTACGCTGGTCCGACGCTTCGTAGCGCTGGGTAATGCGGCATGTCAGCTTGATGCCGGGCGTTGCCGTCCACAGCCGCTTGACGCCGACCAGCGACCACGCGTCGGTGCGGGTTTCGATGTTGGCGCAGGGGTCGCCGCGGTCGCCCGACGCGATCGGGAATTCCGAAATCTCGTCCGCCCAGGTCCGCTTGACGGAAATCATCTGCAGGCCCTTGGAGGAGCCCGCATGCGTCACCTGGGCGAAGCCGCCGCGGAAGCGCTTGAACGATGTGGTCGAGCCGAGTTCGTCGCGCGACTTGACCTCGAGGACCTTTTTCGCCAGCTCCGGCGTCGCATCGATGGCCGGCTGCAACTTGGTGCGGACGAACTTCTGCGCCTCGTCGATCGAGGGCAGAACGATCAGCATCGGCGCCGGATCGTGGTCGACGTTGTAGCCGAAGAAATTGAGCCCGATTTCGGTCTTGCCCGACTGGGCGCCGAACATCACGGTGACGTCGGTCGAGGGATGCTCCGGCGAGAGGCATTCCATCGGCTCGACGAGATACGGCAGGCGGGTGTTGGTCCACTTGCCCGCGAACGGCGAGCCGGACTCGGCGCCGATATGGCGTACGTCTTCCGCCCAGGTGGCCACCGACAGCGGCGCCGGCGGCGTCAACGACGCCGTGAACGCAACGATCAGGGCTGCGAAAACAGACGTCTTAGCCGGCATCGGCAGTGTCTTCCGTATCGTGCTTGACGATCTCGCGTTCAAGCGCGGTGATGATGTCGTTCAAGATCAGGCGGTGGTCGTCCACGATCATGCCGACGACGCGCATCGGCTCGGCGCCTTCGCGCACGGCCGACACAATCTTCTCGCCCAGCTTGATGTCGACGTTCAGCAGTTTGTCCCTGAGCGTCACCGCGATAGCCGCGCGGCTCGACAGGACCTTCTCGATGGGAACGATGGAGCCCTCGCGTTCGGCGAGGTCCATTTCCATGTTCTTGGTCTTGATCTCTTCCTGGCGCCGGCGCTGCGCCGCCACGATCGCACCGTCGCCTGAGGTGTCGACGCGTTCGGGCATCGGCAGTTCGGGTTCGGCCACCGTCGCGGCGATGGCCGACTTCAGCACCGCCGCGTTGGTCGCGTAGTGCTGGTCGAACGCGACGACGTCGACGAGGCCGTCTTTGCCCTTCAGCTCCTCGTGGTTCTTCAGGTAGCGCGACATCGTCGACTTGTTGATGCCGCGGGCCCTCGCGATTGCCGCCGGCTGCGCCCGCCGCGGCAGATTTTTCGCCCACTCGGGCAGTTGCACGGGTGCAGTTGCATCGGTTGCAGTGAGTTGCATCTGCGCTAAACCCTTACACTGCCGACCCAATCTGCGCCGCTTGCCCGTATTGCTTTTCGGCCGGGAAGGACCCGTTGGGGGGTACCCCCGTGCCACCCCACCCAGGTACCGACCCACCAGAGGCCTCGGATCGACACCCCGGCTTAGTAGGGCTCCCCGAGGCTTGCCGCGGTGCAAGTCAGCGCTTGCGCGCGTTCAGCCACATCGCACCCGACGGTGTCGGGTAGCTGGTGGTTTGTGGATTGAGAGAGGGCAGAAAGCGAAGCGCCCGGCCGAGCCTTTCGACCCGCCGGGCGCATTTCAACATCCGGGGGCTATGTCAACGTTTTGGGTGGCAAATGTCAAGCCGCACCACATGTTGGTCCATGTGCGATAACAGTGGTACCACGGTTTTCCTCGCTTTTCATGCAATGTGCGGCGCGACGACGCACGTAAAAAAATAGCCCGGACAACGCCAGTCAAGCGCCATCCGGGCCGAATCATCCGGCTTTGAAGATCAGTCGGCGCGCCACGGTTCGGGCGGCGGCAGCACATCGGTCAGCGCATGATCGGCAAGGCGACCGACCAGCGCGGTGTGTACTTGCGCAACGCCGAGCGCCCAGCGCCGATAGACCGCGCGCCGTTCGGCGACAATCTCCGGCAGGTCGCCGCGCCATGCGAAGGGGTAGACCTCGACCACCAGCGGCCGTCCCTTGCGATCCTTCAGCACCGGGTCGCTGATCATCTCGCACCGCAGCGGCTGAGACCAGACGACCGGGCACGGCACCCAGTTCGGGATAGACATCGCGAGTGCGTGCTGCCGCACCAGTGCCGCTTCGCCGCAACACCGCACCGCCTGAAGCACGGCATACGCGTCGACGGGTGCGAGGAAGCCGAGGTTCATGCTGGTGCCGACCGCCGCGCCGATCCGTTCGGTGCTGTCGCGTCCACCCAACCCGCGCGGCCGGAACACCGCATCCTTGCCGAACGCCGGATCGCGCGCCCGCAACACCTGCTCGCGCACGAACGCCCACTCCAACAGCGTCAGCACGTCGACCAGCTTTTTCGGCTTGATTTCCTTATGGGGAGGCAGGGACGCTATATACCCCTTCACACCCGCGCCCGCGCGCACTTGCGAGGCTATAGAAGTCTCCCCGTCCCTCCCCGACTTGCTACGCTGCTGATTTGCCATTTCTTTCGCCTCAAAAACTCACGGGGATACCCAGGGATGCGGGGACGCTGCGAGGGTCCCCATTTGTGTGTCGCAGGCCGCCGCACCACTACGAAGTTCGCAGGGCGCGCGCTGAAAAAGGCTCAGAAACAAAGGGGCCTCCCTGGGTATCCCCAAACGTCTCCCCGTGCGGGTCATACCAGCCCTCCCTGGTCGGGCTTATCGAGATCGGCGTTCAACGCGACGCCGACATAAACGCTGTTGCCGTTTGACTTTTTCTTCGTGATGCCCTTGCCGAGAAGTTTGGCCACGAAGGCGTTGTTGGTCATCACGTCGAGGCCTTCTTCCTCGCACCACTGCTTGTAGGAGGCGAGCATCGCCTTGGCCGTAACCTGATACGGCTTGTCGGTTCCGGGCCTCAGATACTCGCCGGTGATCGTGCAGCGGGCCGACAGGAACTCGCCGACCGGGTCCTGCGCCGCCTTGTAGTCCTCGACGGCCGCCTTGGCCTTGGCCGGCGGATCGAGCCCGCGCTGGCGCCATTGCTCGGCACCGTCGATCATCCATTGCAGGATGCCCGGCGCTTCGGCGATCAGCTTTTCTTCGAGGTGCATATCCTTCTCTTCGTCGGTGATCCGCACCGTCCACGGCACCAGCCGGATTCGGCGCCAGATGCCGGCGTCGGTCCCGCGGATGCGCGGATAGTGGTTGGTCGAGATCATCAGCTTGAAGCAGGGCCGGAACTCGAAGAACCCTTGATTGAGATGCCGGGCGGTGACGACTTCGTTCGACGTCATCGCCTTCACCTGCCCTTCGTCCAGCCTGGCGCCTTCCGGCGGCTCGCTGGCGGTCAGAAGACGCACGCCGGGCAGACGCGCGATGTCGGGCGAAGCCTCGCTACCGCCCGCCCCTTCGCGTTTGGCGAGGAACGTGGACACGGGCGAGTTCATGGCATAATCGCCCATGATATGGCGCAGCACGTTGATGAAGGTCGATTTGCCGTTGGCGCCGGTGCCGTAGTGGATGAAGCAGCATTGCTCCTCGCTGGATCCGGTCAGGCAATAGCCCGCGATACGCTGCAGGAACTCCCGCATGTCGGAATCGGGCATCACCCGTTCGAGGAACTTCATCCACTGCGGACACTCCGTTCCCGTCACGAACGGCACGCCCAGTCGCCGTGTCATCAGGTCCTCGCGTTCGCTCGGCCTGAGATAGGTTGTCTCGCGCTTCAGCACGATGGTGCCGTTCGTGCAAGCGGCCAGCATCGGATTGGCGTCCAGCACCGTCACCCGCTTGGTCAGATAGGATTGCGCCGCGTCGATCATGGCGCGGGCTTTCGACTGGTTGCCGCTCTGCAGCGCCCATGCGAACAGACGCGCGACCCGGTCTTCGGCGTTGCTCCCGCGTCCCTGCTTCAGCGCCTTGGCTTCCTCGCGAATGGCGAGCGCGACCTTGTGGGCGGCCATCATCGCACCGGCGGCGCCGCCTTCGCGGTCCCAGCGCTGGCCGTCCCACACGAACCATCCGTTGTTGTCGATGTAGATCAGATCGCTGCCGAAGCGCTGAATCAGACGGTTGGCATTGCCGAAGTCGTTACAGCTCTGGAATGCCAGCACCAGATCGAGCCCGTCGCTCTCGCGCGGTCCGTCGTCGCCGAAGGCCGGCGCGCGCGCCTTCTTGGCGCTCTTGCCGACGGGTTCGACGTCGTCTCTGAAGGGATCGTCTTCGTCTGTCATGGGTGTCTCACAGGCCACACATCCCTTCGCACTCGTTACCAAACAGGTCCGGCTGGCCACGCTCGTCAGCCGTCGAAAGGTCAACAACATCGAGCGGAACGCGCTGCGAATGCATGAACTCTGCACCGACAAATCCGCGCGTATCGCCCTGTCGGAGCGCCTTATCGATTTTCACCGCGTCAGCCCATTCATCAGGATGGTTGTCACGCAGATCGCGCCACATGGCGTCAGAGTGAAAAGGACAACCAATGCAGGATGATTTTGGAGGAATCGGAAATTCGTTGCGCCGCAGCCACACTTCACAGTCACGGCGGCTCATTCTCTTTTCGATCAAAGGCCAGCGGGCTGTCTGCCATCGTTGGCGGGCGGGCTTCATTCGCACCGCCTCATCTGTCGAAATGCCTATCCACACCTCGACCGCTCCAGCCCTGATGCGGCCGCGACGGCCAACATCCAGTAGGTCGCGCAGTTTCCACATGATCGGCGTCAGCTTGTATTCGCTGGTGCACTGACGGCGCCCGATGCCATCTTTCCATTCGTCGTGGACAAGTGTTCGATAGCCGAGCACTTGGTCATCATCGCCTAAAATCGGCACACGCGTGCCCGAAGGAATCTTCGTTTTGATGAACCACGGGACGGCCGCAAAACGCCCGCCTTGGCTATTGCGTCGGTCGATAATCGCCTGGCGTAGGCTCCCGCGCGAGACCCTGTGGACCGGAAATGGCAGCACGTTACCGCTGCAAAGCCAGTCCAGATGTTCGTAAACCGCGCGTGGCTCCCATCCGGTGTCAGCGAAAATCGCGCAGTCCGGCATTGGACCAATCTCTTCGCGTGCCGCCATCAATGCTAAAGTTGTGCTCTGCACGCCGGCCCCAAGGCTGATCACGCGGAGGATAGGTTGCGTCATGATGTGGCTCCAGCCATAGCCCGCAAAACGCCGTCGGCCGACCACAAGGCGAGCTGTCCGGCGAGGCAGTCGCCCCACGGCATCATTTCTTCCAAGATCACCGGCGCCGCGGGGTCGCTGCCGTAGGCTTTCACCACCTTCAGCAGCCGGCCGCCGTGCATGAACATGGTGCCCGCGCCGATCTCCGCCGCCCGCACGACGGCCGGCCCTTCGATCGCCGCTTTGTCGGAGACGGGCACGATCACCGGATTTCTCCTTTTGCGCGGGCCTCGACGTTGGCGAGGTTTGGCGTCTGGCGCATGGCGAAGCAGGTCTCAAACTCGACCTCGATCGACTGCATTTTCGCAAACGCCTTTTCGGACATCTCGACGCCGCCCATGGTCGACCGGGCATTGTCGCGGGCGCGTACCTCGCGCGAGTAGAGCCGCGCCAGCTCCCGGAACCACCGAACGGCCTCGCTGGGGTGGCTCATCGCGGCATGCCCCTACGCTTACGCTTCTTCTCGCCCGCGTCGTGAGCCCGCACAGCGCCGATGATCGCCGTGGCGACCTTCTCGACACTCATGCAGATGATATCGCGCTCGACACAGTCGCGTTCATGGTTGGCAAACCGGCACAGCATGACGCCGACGGCCTTTGTCAGTTTGTCCGTTGGTTCCGCCATCACCGCCTCGCCACCACCGCCAGCGCGAACAGCAGCACCGTGATGCCGTCGGCGATCAACTCGGCGCCCGATTGCGGCCGGAAGTTCCAGCCGAAATACCGGTTCTGTTCGATGTAGAAGCCGATCGCGAGAGCGGTGATGATCGGGTTCATCACTTCTCCTCCCCGCTCCTCGGCCGGACGAACAAGGCCTCGACACCGTCTTCCGTGTCGAGTTTCAGGGCAAGGGTCCAGCCCTGCGGCACCGGCGGATTCCACCGGTTAGCGATGACCATGCCGTCGCCGCCGTCTTCGTATTCATCCCGCAATGCCTGTGCCGCCTCGCTCTGATCTTCGCCCAGGCAAAAGATGCGCCACGCCAGCCCGTTTTCCCTTGCCATCTGGCGGCAATCGACGTCTTCCGGAAGGGTGTAGTGGAACAGCGCAATCTCGCGCCGGCCGTTGCCGTAATCGACGACGGTATCGGGAGACGGCATCAACTCGCCCGCCAGCGGCCCGTCGGCGATCAGGCCGAGAATGTTGCCGTAGCCGATCTTTCGCGATGTGCGGTTGAACTTCGATATCACCGCCCCGGCGAGGTCGATGCCCTGGGACTGCGCCAGCAGATCGAGATAGATGAACGTGTCTGCGATCTCATCGGCAAGGTCCGCCCGCAACTGGTCCGGCGTTTTGTCGTTGCTTGTGATGCCGTCGCGCACGCGGTTCAGCTTTTTGGCCACGTTGGCCGCTTCGCCAAGTTCACCGGCGACCGCAGTGAACCAATCCGACAGCGACCATGCATATAGCGGATGATGAAAGCCGTTCGGCGACTCGCAACGCCGCCGGTTGGCGGCACTGAAATCATGAAACCGCATCACTCGTCTCCTTTTCCAGTAGCGCCGCGATCCAGCGGCAGATGCGATAGGGGCCAGCGCCGGTGACGCGGTCCCATTGGCCGGGATAGACCGGACCGTCGCCGCGCGGCGAAGTGTGGAAGCTGACCTGACCGGTCGGCAGATCGACGTAGAGAACCCAGCGGTGGAACGTCTGTTCGTCGTCTTCCGCCCATCCCCAGGTCAGGCCGATGGAGTTCGCATGGGCGGTGAGCGCATCGGCGAGAAGACCCATGCTCCACTGCTTTTTCTCGTAGGCCTGACCGCGGTACGAGCCGTGGCCGTTGCCGCCGCGGTATTTCTTCGCCCGCTCCGACGCCTTCATGGCGCGGAACACGTTGGTCGCGATCGCGCCCGCCGGACCCAGCGCCGCAAGGCGATCGTATAGCGCCTTTGTCGCCGCACTATCCGAGCCCTCGTAAATCAACATCATGTCGACAACGGCGCTCATAGATCGCCTCCCCACACCGACTGGAACAGGCGCATGTCGGCTTCCGTCGCGAAGCCGAACCACGTCCGGCCGAATACGGTTGCGTTGCTGCGGCGCCAGCGGCCCGGCTTACCGCGCCAGGGGTCGCTTTCGACGCCAAGGTTCGCGTGGCACCACAGGAAAATCTCGCGGCACCGCGCGCCGTCCGACACGCCCGTGTCGACATCGATGATCCAAGGCGTGTCTTGCCAGACCGACTTGAGATCGGCCGCCAGCGGCGTCGCCGGTTCCTCGCAATACTGGCGATAGAGGCGCGTGGTCATCGGGGCGACTCCACATCATCGCAGCCGCAACGCTCGCAGGTCATGCTAACCCCCCTTCGGCGGTGGCAACTTGTCGTGCATCTCGATCAGGATCCGCAGGGCGCCGGCCGACAGACGTTCCTTGTGTGTCTCCGCCAACTCCTCCATGGCCTCCAAGTCCTCGCGCAAGAGGATCATGGCCGAGGGCGATGGCCGCACCCGGATCGCCTCTTCGATCTTTTCGAGACGCTCGCCTGTCTTGGTCATGATGCGGTCTTCTCAAGTTTGGCGTTGGCCAGCGCGATTTCCAGGCGCCACTCCTCGGCGTTACCGCACACGTCGACCGAACCGCCGCCGGCAAACATCACCCGCGTTCCGCCGCGCCGAAGCGCCTGCACGCCCACGATGTGGGATACCTGCAGGTACATCGGCTGACGCGACCGCAGATGCAGCATGGTGAGATCGCTGCACGTCTCGTTGAACACGCTGTCCATCGTCTCTCCCTTTCCCGTCATCGCCTCGTCGATCGCTTCACGGACGGTCAGCGCCGGCAGATTGCAGTCCGTCAGCGCCGTGCGATTGTGATTGATGTCCAAGCCCCAGCCGTAGGTGGTGCGGTAACGACGGTTCATGTTCGTGTTAAGCCGATCGAGAAAGTCGAGCCGTTCGGTGTCGGTGGTCATGAGAAGACCCTCCACACGATGAAAGCGAGAGCGCACACAAGTGCGAGCAACTCGACGGATTCGAAATCCGGCACTGCGCCAGGGCGCCGCGTCGACTGGTTTTCTGGCGGCGGAGGCATCGTCATGGTGCACGCCTCTCGACTTCAATCGCGTGGGTGATGCTCCACTGTCCGTTCGAGCGCGGGACGCATTCCTGCAAAATCCAGGGGACCACGTGTGCGGACCAATCCTCCAGCACAACCCATCCCGTGCCGTTCGACAGCGCGTTGACGTCGAAGATCCCGATTTCATCGCCGCGGTGCATCGCACCGACCCAGTGCGTATGCCGGTACCGGGCTCGCATCGGCACGCCTGGCGCGGTCCAAGGCCCTTCCCATTGGATGCGAACAAGTCCCCAAACGGGCCACAGCGGCGGCGTCTTCCGCCAAGCGATGTGTCCCTCGCGTGCTACGGACTCCAACACGTCGAACATCATCGTCGGGTTGGTGTAGCGCTTGTCGATGAACCCTTCGGCCACGAAGCGCAGCTTCACTTCGTCGAGCGTCATGCCGCAGATGGCTGCGACCGATCCCGGCCCGCAATTTGCGCCCCAGGATTCGTTGGCGCGTTCCATGTCGGCCATGGTGAAACGGGGAAGGATCATGCTGATACCCTCCACTGGCCACGACCGACGCGCTGGTATGACCCTCTCTGCAGTTCCTGCCGCAGCTTGGCCCTGTAGTGTTGGTTGAACCGCGTTTTCGGATGATCGGAAAAGGCGCGATAGATTTCGTCGAGGCTGACGGCGTCGCGGTCTCGCATCCAGTCCGCAAGAGCCTCGCGCCACGTTGGCGTGAGAGCCTCAACAAGGGCGCTATGAGGAAGTCGTAGCGGGACAAATTGCCCTGCGATGCCGCAATACGCGAGGACATCCATGTCATGGACGCCGTAGGCGCATAGAACGGACGGCGCGCCGGCGTTCTGCTTTGCCCTGGTACCATCGGGTAGATAGAAGTTGATTCGGCCGCGCAGAAACAAAAGAG